CCCATACCCACCTTCGCGGTGGGCCAATGCTCCCCGCAGAGAATGCCTGCATCGAAGCGAGCTTGCTCGCCGTCTATTCTCTGTGGGGATAAAAAGAACCCCCGATTCGGGGATCCTTCTTAGGCGTGGCTACATCAGGTTGTCCCTGAAGGATTTCACGTTGATGGCTTCTGGTGCCGAGTAGTGCGCCGACAGTCGGGGTTGACCCGTTTCGGCGTTGAATTGCTCTTGCAATCCCAGCTCGACTGTCGCAGTAGGATCACTGAGGCATTCGTCCAGATTGTCGCAGAAGGCGTCTTTGTCCCCTGCGAAGATCGTTACATACTTGATGGTCTGGCGCTGTCCATCGACGTCTCCTGTTAAGCGGGCGAACCCACTGACCTTAGCGTCTGGCTTGGGCGCTTGGAATGAGGCGCCTGTAACGTTAGTCATGCTGACGAGTTTGGACTCGCCGATATTTTGATAAGTAGCCATGGTAATCTCCTGTGGGTTATGGCGTGAGGTTAAGTGGCAAGGTACACACCCTGCGCAATACTACCACGTCCCCAGTACTCGGGGGGCATGGACCAACGCGAAAGGTGGGTATGGGGGTTTACTATTAAGGTACCCTATACCCGCGGCGTGCTATATATTATTTTTTTGCGATTTTTAAACCCCTAAGGAAATCCTTGATCATGGCGCATGAACGAATAAAAACTAAATAATCCTTGACATTTTAGCAATTTCTATGGTTTATTACGCACGAGGTGACAGATATGGCAGACGGAAAAGGAAAGAAAAGATGTTCAGTTTGTAAGGAAGAGCTGCCTAAGGCGGCTTTTGGGAAGCATAGGTCGACCCCTGACGGCCTTTCATATATCTGCAAGGCGTGTCGCAGTGCCAAAGCCTTGAAGAAAGCCGGGGTTAAAAATGAGGATGAAATATTTTCTGCTTCAAAAATCGCGGACGTACAGGATAAAGAGATGCCAATGTCTCGAGCTGAACGCCGCCAACTTGCGGACGACAAAGCCCGTGAGGGACTGCCTTCTCCCAAGATCGTGGACCTAGACAAGGCCCATCCCGTGCTCGATAGCGTCAAAAATGACGCACTCAGGTCTCGAGTTTCCACCTTCTTGGGAGTTCTTTTAGAGGGTGGAGCCCACAAAAAAGCCATGACGAACGGTGATTTTTCCTGGAATCAATGGGCCAACGTCATGCATAAGTATGAGGGTATGAGGGACTTATACAGGTTGTGTAGGGACCTGGGCGACGAGTACCGCAAGATCCTCCGAATCGATTCAGCTCACGAAAGAGCAGTCGATGGAGTCGAGGAACCCCTATACTCCGCAGCTGGTAAGTTCCTAGGCTATAAGACCAACTACTCGGATCGACTCTTGGAACTCCTACTCAAGGCAGATGACCCAACCCGATACCGTGATATGAAGGAAAAATCTTCGGATGGCACTGTATTGCAGGTAACCCTTGGCTTTGATCGCAAGGAATTGAAAGCGGAACAAGCAGAGATTACCGAAGCGGAGTTTACTACTGATGCCTAAAATCCTGATGTTCGCCGAACCCCTAACCTCCGTTATGGTGCACCACCGAAACGCACCCTGGTACTTATCGAAGGGATACAGAATCCCGGAATCGCGCCATTATCCGGGGCGGCCTATGACAGGGTTTGAATTAGAGGTTAAAACGGAGGACATCTACCCTGGAAGCCTGCAACGCATCCCCCTGATCTGTGAACAGTGTGGGGAAGTATACACGTTGCGGTGGAGGGAATACCTGGCTAAGCTAAGTAATATTTGCAGCGCGTGTCGCCTCCATCCTGATAATTGCCACAGCCACGAGTACTGGATTCGGAGGTTGGTTTCAGAGGCGGAGGCCCCGGAGTGTGACATATGCGGGGAAACTGACAAACGATTTTTGGTACTGCACCATTTGTTGGCCCGTAGCAACGGCGGAGCTAATGAAGCAAAGAACTACGTTGTATTGAGTGCGAACTACCATGAGGCCTTTCATAGGTCGATTGGGACTAAGTCAAGGGCTACGCCGGAGGATTACGCGGCGTTTAAAGCAAAGGAAACGAAATAATGGAAGAAGAAGAAGCTGTTGATGTCCTTGTGGAAGAGGATGTTTGGAAGGATTTGCTGGGTAAATCGTGGCAGGAATGGCCGGATGAGCAGCGTAATCTACACACCGAAGGCGCTCAATGCAGCCTTTTAGGGCGCAGTGTCGGGGATATGAATGAACAGGAGCTTATCTTTTTCATTGGATTCCTGGACAAGCTGTGCTCACAACAGAATTCCGCTTTGCATTGGTATGTGAAGCAGGAGGAAGAACGTAAATTCGGCGAGCAGGAAGCACAGAAGGCTCGCGATAAGGAGATTTTAAATGCCCCCGAAGGTGAAGATGAAGAGGGGGCAACTACTTCGCCTCGTCTGGATGGATATCAGGACTGATCTGTCGACTGAGGATAACCCTGAACCACTGGTTTCCATCAATGTTGGTTGTGTTGATGAGGTAAACCGGTGGTGGGTTAGGCTCAAATCAGGTTGGTATGAGGACAAAGAGTTCCCTGGAAGGGACACAATAGTGATCCCCCGCGGCTGTATAACCAAGATTGAGAGGTTAGAGAGTGTTACTGAATCAAAAGGAACTAGCTAATATTGAGGGGGAGGTTGAGAAATTCTCCGACTGGATGATGGAGATGGGTTGCGATTCTATTCGTATTATCGCCACCGCATCTCCGAAACCGGGAGAAACCGCATGCGTAAGCACTGGCCGGGGTAACTGGCTGGCCCAGCTTGGCAGTATAAAGAATTGGGTCGAGGAACAAGATGATGCGCGGCGTGCCGCCGCTAACCGAGGAAATGAGAATGGTTCTGAAAGTAGTATATAAACCGTCCGGATTTACGGATGAAGAGCAGTTTATCGGGGAGATTACCTCCCTCATGTCGGATTTCGGGTATATAAAGCCCGGTATTCTCCGACTCGATGATGAAGACACGTTTGAATTAACGTATGAGAAGGAGCTGGATGATTCCACTGAAGAATGTACCGAAGGAAGTTAAGGGGATAACAGAGGTACCGCGGTATTTATATGTGCTGCATGCGGTGCAGGCCAATTTTTTTGACGGCCCGAGGCCCCTCCTGCTCCCCCGACGCTTTGACCCTGCGTTTCTCCGATACGAGGGGGACGTGCCGGTGTATTGCACGACCCTTCTGGTCGAGATAATCCAGCATGAGGTGGCGGGGATTACGGAATCGGAGGCGCTGACCGACCTTTATTTATTGATTGACACTTTCCCGGAGGGCCGTAGACCGCTTACGGATTAAATTATGGCTAATGTAGCTTTAAGACCCTATGTACCAGAGGTAACGGCTCGAAGTTTCCACGGAAGCGACGAGTTTGTGCGGGGGATAATGGGCCCGGTGGGTAGCGGTAAGACCGTTGCCTGCTGTATGGAGGCCTTTACCCGTGCCATGGAGATGCCCCCGGGCAATGACGGCGTCCGAAGGTCCCGCTGGGCGTTTATTCGTAACAGTTATCCTGAACTTATCGCTACAACTATGAACACTTTCAGGGATTGGGTGCCGGAAAAGCTACCCAACGGCAAGCCTTTCTGCACCATCCGCCGGTCCGCGCCTATCGTTGCGACCATCGACAACGTTGATATGGGTGATGGGACAAAGTTGTACCTTGAGGTGCACTTCCTGGCCCTCGACAAAGACGACGATGTACGGAAACTGAAGTCTTTGGAGCTGACTGGGGCCTTCATGAATGAGGCCTCGGAACTGTCTGAAGAGGTTTTGAAGATGGCCACGTCCCGTGTAAACCGGTATCCGGCCAAGATCGACGGCGCCGAGGGTGAAGGCTGGTGGTCCGGCGTTATCATGGACACCAACCCGCCGAGTACTGACAGTTGGTGGTACCGACTCGCCGAGAAAGAAAAGCCGAAACACTACCAATTTTTCCAACAACCCCCTGCCATGCTGCCTGTTGAGACGACTGTCACACAGGATGGGGCGGAGGTTGTGCTCACTGACTGGGTAGCGAATCAGGGGCAAGACCCCCGATACCCCGCTGCCGAGAACATCACGAACCACTCCATCGGATTTAAATACTACGAGCTGATTTGTGCGGGTAAAGACATCGAATGGGTGAAAGTTTATGTGATGGGGACGTACGGTACCCTCAGTTCAGGCCGCCCTGTATACCCCGAATTCCGCCATGCCATCCACGTAGCCAAAGCAGAGCTGCCGGTTATCCGGGGAGTCCCGGTTATCTGCGGTTTAGACTACGGTTTGAACCACTCTGCGGCGCTTATACAGGTCTCCCCTGTCGGTCAGGTGCGTCTGTTGGACGAGATTGTGACTGAGAATTGCGGGTCGAGACGCTTCGCTACGGAGTATTTGAGACCCCTTGTCACCTCGGAGAAGTACGCTGGCTGCAGTTTCATCTATACAGGTGACCCTGCGGGTAATCAGCGGGCCCAGTCTGACGAATCAACCTGTATCCAGATCCTGCGGGAATGCGGATTCTACGTAGATCAGGCGATCACCAACAACTTTGCCGCCCGCCGAGACTCCGTTGCCCGGTTCCTCGCGATGCTGGTCGACGGTAAGCCCGGGATGCTGGTATCCCCGAACTGCCACTACCTGATTAAGGGTTTCGTAGCCGCGTATCACTACCGGAAGATGAAACTGGGTGGCCAGGATAAGATGTTTGCCCAGCAACCCGAGAAGAATATGGCCTCCCATCCCCATGACGCCCTGCAATATGCCTGCCTGAAGCTCGCAAATGCCAGTGCAGGGATTCAGGAAGACCCGTTTACCGGTGTCAGGAAGATCGTAGGGGGTGGAAGTCGACAGGCGAAACCCGTGAAGAAGATTAAAACAGGAGGTTGGACCTAATGAATATGCTCATTATAGCTACCGTAACCAATATATTGTTCCACCCATACTGGGAAACCGGCAACTACACCTCGAATAGTGTGGCCGGATTGATGTCCGGGCAGGAGCAGTCGCTTATCTGGAACGAGGCACGGGTGGCCAGAGTCGGTACCAACAGTACTACTCGTAAGTGGCTCACCCCGAAGTACTCTTGGGACATGACGAACCGCGTTCACTGGATGAGGGCCCACACCACCACCAACGCCCCCGCTTTCCACATCAAAGCCGGGTCGCAATATGGGTGGCTTTCACTTGAGTGGTCGGCCAGCTTGACAGAACCCGCTTGGTTTTCACTGAATCACAACCATAAGCAGTACCCCTACGTCCTGGAAGAGGTGGTGGAGGCCGCTACGAACGGTGTCCGGCTGTTTACGCACACAGCTCCGACCTTCAAAGTGTATATGCACCCCGAGTCGGACGTGACAAAACGTATGTTGGAAGCTAAGTCAGGCTTCTTCAGGCAGCGTACTCACTGGAACAACAAGATTTACTGGGTCGATATGACAGGTTTCTTCCCTGAACCCGAGATACCCCCCACTCCTCTCCGGGCGGCGGGCACACCCCCTCCTATTCCAACGGGTAGGGATTAATTGTACGATTAAGTAGTTGACATACAAGGCCTTAAGTGGTAAGGGTATTCACATGGTGGAAGAAAAAGAATTTAAAATCGGTGGGAACGGCCTGGTTCAGGCAAAAACCCAACAAGGTGCGCTTGATGCTATGCGCCGTGAAGCCAGTGTTCCCAGTAAAAAGGTGCAGAACTCTGACTTAGGCGCGTTTGTCATGGCAGTCTTTAGGGAAAATGAAGACTATAAGAAGTCTGAGGGGATTGAGGAGCAGCTGCTTGACGGCCTACGTCGTCGTGTCGGCGAATACCCTCCCCAGAAACTAGCTGAAATCGCAGCCCAAGGCGGCTCGGCTATCTTCGCAGAGGTCACTGGCGTTAAATGTCGGCACGCAGAATCGTGGTTGTCCGATGTCTTCTCCCCCGATGACGAGAAAGCGTGGAGCCTGCAGAGCACCCCGACGGTGGAATTGCCCGGGGACGCCGTGGAAGAAGTCAACCAAGTTGCCCAGCAGTTTGCTATGCAGAAGGTTGAAGAGGCTCAACAAGGTGGACAACCTGTTACCCCCGAACAACTTAGAGAGTTAGCTAAGAAGACAGAAGCCCTCCTTAACACCTTCGTCAAGGAGAAAATGCAGGCCCTTTCGGAGAAACGAGTCCGGAATATGGAGCGCCTTATGTACGACCAACTCCTTGAAGCGGAGTGGGACAAGGCTCTCGACGAATTTCTTTTTGATATAACCACTTTCAAATCCGCCATCATGAAAGGCCCGGTCATCCGCAACCGGAAGACCCGACGCTGGGATATTAAGGCCGACGGAACCAGTGAGCTGATTGTTGAATTAGCCCCGATGCCGGTATTCGAGCGAGTCAATCCGCTTGATTTCTACCCACCTCCCTTAGCTAAAGACGCCCAAGGCCCCGGCCCGGTGGTTGAGAAGCTCTGGCTTACCCGATCCGCGCTGGAAGACATGAAAGACCACCCCAGCTACGACGCGGAGGCCATCGACAGAGTGCTCTCCGAGTACCCGATGAACGCGAAAAAGAACCCTGACTCCTCCGATGACCGGGAACGGCTGGATCTGGAGAGCAAAGGCGAAGCCACCGTCTCTAACGAAGGCGGCGACACCTTGTTCGGACTTGAGTTCCATGGTTGCGTACAGGGTGAGATGCTTTTAAACTACGGCATTAAGGTTGACAGCAACGGTAAACAGATCCGCAACACGAAAGAGTACCAGGCTGAGATCATTCAGGTAGGTACCGAGGTCTTATATGTGAGCCTCAACCCTGACAAGCTTGAACGGCACCCCTATTCCTCCACAAGCTGGGCGAAGATTGCGGGTGCTTTCTGGGGTGAAGGCGTCCCTGAATTGCTGACACCTGTGCAGGATGTGTGTAATGCGTCCCTCAGAGCCCTTGTGAACAACATGGGCTTCGCAAGCGGCCCGCAGGTCTCCATTACTGACATCGACCGTATACCGGACGGTGAGGACCTTACAGAGGTATACCCCTTTAAGCTCTGGCAATTTACAAACGAACGCAACATGACAGCGGACCCAGTGAAGTTCTTCGCTATCCCGTCCAATGCGAACGAACTCTACACAATCTACGAATCTTTTAAGAAGCAGGCTGACGACGACTCCGGAATCCCGGCATACGCATATGGAAATGAGCGCACAGCAGGGGCGGGCCGAACAGCTAGTGGCCTGTCCATGTTGATGACTGGGGCGTCGAGAGGCATTAAGAAAGTCATACGGAACATCCACCGTGAAGTTATAAGGCCCTCTCTCGAAAGGCTTTACGACTGGAACATGGTGTATGTCGACGACAGAGAGATCAAAGGCGACGCGGATATCATCGCTGTCGGTGCGGTAGCTGTGTTGACACGAGAGCAGACTGCGTCCCGCCGGATGGAACTCCTCCAGATGACCAACAACGAAACCGACCTGAAACTCATGGGGCTCAAGAATCGCGCTGCCTTGTGGCGGGAAACACTCGACACTCTGGAGTTTGATGGGGATAAGAAGATCCTCACCGACGAGGAGATCGACGAGATTGTAGCCCAGGACGCTGCTAATGAGCAGAAGATGATGCAAGCCCAGGAACAAATGGCCCAGTCCGAGACCCAAGCTAAGATGGAAGAGCTTAGGATTAAGGAGAAAGAGGTCGAGAACGACTACGATATTGACCTCAAGAAACTCGATGAAACGGCGAAGAGCACTGATATCGGCGCCATACAGAATGCGGCGCAGATGGAGATCCAAGCGGCTGGTGCTGAAAAGGGACCGGCTAAGAAAGAGCCCGCCAAAAAGAAGAAGGAGGCTAAGTAGTGAGGGCTAGAGTACCCGCAGACGTATTAGACGCCTTTGAAGTCCTGGATTCGAACCGGGACTTCAGGAAAATTATATCTTGGTTGACGCAAACCCTTGAGGAGACGCGAGAAGCGAACGATCTTCTTGAGGGAATTAGCTTGACGAGGTCACAAGGACAAGCCATAGTACTGGCCAAGATAGTAACTACCGCGAAAGCAGCGAAAGGAAGAAGCTGATTTCGGAATACGGGCTCCGAGAGGAACACCCGGAAACCAATAGCGAATACCTCTAAGAGGCTCGCAAGGAGTACATGCAATGAACCAACTGCCTGAAGCAGTCCAGAAACAGAACCAAGAAGCCGAAGACGCGCTGGCACAGTACCAGGCCGCAATGGAAGGTAATGATCAACCTGACAATGCAGCTGAAACTGACACCAATACGCGGGACACTTTGACGGAAGGTCCTAACCAACCTACACCGGTTGGTACGGAACAGGCCAAACCTGAACCGGAAGCGAAAGCTGAAAATGGTGAGTTAGGAGAAGCGTTGAAGAAGCTGGAAAGTAAATTCAACGTGCTACAAGGTAAATACAACAGTGAAATTCCCAGGTACATCCAACGGGCCAAAGATCTTGAAGCCCAGAACGATGCACTGAAAGACGAACTTGACGAGGTAAAAACCAAGAAGGACAGGGAACTGGACCCGGACGCTTACAAAAAATATCTTTTAGATGGTGAGCGTGACGAACTAGACCCCGAACTGATGGACCTCCAAGCCCGTGTTTCACGAGGAGTTGCTGAGGATATAGCATCGAAAGACACTATTGAGCTGCGAGAAAAGGTGAAAGACCTTGAACGTTTGCTTGGAGATCTTTCGGCCACCCAGGCTACGGCCCAGGGTGACACGTTTTGGCGTGACGCTGATACCTTGGCACCAGGCGTAGCTAAAGCCAACGAGACAGGAACCGCAGAATGGGTTGAATTCCTTGATGGGATTGATCCGACATCGCGCCTCCCTTATCGAGTTATTGGTGAAGCTGCAATTGAGCGGGGCGATGCCCAAGCTGTTGCAAACCTATATGCCCTAATGCAGGAGGCGAATAAAGTTGAACCTGGTAAACCCCGCTTAACCGCGGCAGACCAAGTTAAACCGGACTCGTCCCCTTCAGCCCCTAATACTAACACCAAGCCGGTAGGCAGGGTGTACAAGGAATCAGAGATCTCTGACTTCTACAACAACGCCGCAGGCAAGTTGTCGGAGAAACAGATCGAAGATAAAGAGGCTGAGTTTAACCTTGCGGCTTCTGAAGGTCGAATAGCCTTCGGGAAGTAATCTGGAATATCCAGCGCCGCTGCGAACACAACATAAGGAGACCTAGAAATGGGTGGACAATACCCCAGCGCAGCTGGCTTCAGAGATATCGGTTCGGCCACAATGCAGTACATCCCCGTTATTTTTTCGGGGAAGCTTCTCACGAAGTTTTATGCTGCATCTACTCTTGCCGCTATTAGTAACACAGAATATGAGGGCGAAATCAAGAAGTATGGTGACACGGTCAAAATCCGTGAGACCCCAGACATCACGATTCGCGACTATCAGAAAGGCCAAATCCTTAGTAACGAACAGCCGGAAAGTACCTCCGTCGAGTTGTATATCGACAAAGGTAAGTACTGGTCTTTCGTCACTGATGACGTGGATGATGCCCAGACTGATATTAAAAACTACGTTGGCAACTGGACCGCTGACGCCTCGAAACAAATGGTGATTACCGTTGAAACCGAAGTCTTTGTAGACATCGGCGACGACGCCCATGCGGATAACCGTGGCGCTACTGCTGGTGCAGTCAGTGGAGACTACAACCTCGGAACTGATGCAGCTCCGTTGGTAGTAACCCGGTCCAACATCGTTGAACGTATCGTTGATTTTGGCGCGGTACTCGACGAGCAGAACATCCCCGGAGAAGGCCGTTTCCTGGTCATCCCTGTTTGGATGTCTTCCCTACTCAAAACCTCTGACCTCAAACAGGCTTATCTGACTGGCGACTCCACGTCTCCGATCCGTAACGGTCTCATTGGGTCAATCGACCGGTTCAACATTTATGTGTCGAACCTGTTGTACATGCCTTCCTATACGGAAGTCCTGTTTGGTTCCCCGAAGGCTCTGACCTTTGCAACCCAGATCACCAAGACTAAAGTACAGGACAACCCCGATGGGTTTGGTATGCTGTATCGTGGTCTCCAGGTCTACGGTTATAAAGTGATCCTTCCGCAAGCACTGGGTATGGCTCGTTGCGCCGCAGCGTAGTTTAACAACTATTAACAAGGAGTATTAAAATGGCAGTTGATGACACAGTAACCGCTCAAAGCGGAGCCGCCGCACTCGGCCAGAAGGTTCAGGTTTACCAGAAGACCGTAAATTTTGCTACGGTAGCTAATGGTGGAACCGGAAATCTCGCCCAGGACGCTTGGTATGAAATCTTCGACACCGAAGCAGGGGATGTTGTTCTGTCCTCGGCAATCGTAGTCGAAACCGTTGACGCTGGTGGTGGAACCCTTCAGGTAGGTCTTGGTGGAGGGCTCACCCTCCAACAGGCGACCGCCCTGTCCGCCGCAGCCACAATCGCTTCCACCGTAGCGGGCTCGATCAAAGTCGATGCCGGGCCGATTACGTTGTGCGCGAAGACCGCCGCTATCACGACCGCAAAAGTGCATGTCACTTGTGTAGTCCTCAAAGCAGGCGACTTCCGAGGCTAAAAATTGACGGCCCCTTCGGGGGCCTGATTCTCTGAAGGAGAAATATTATGGCACAAGATACCGCAATAAGCCCTCTTAAAGGGGCACCCGCCTCTGGAGCAAAGCTAGAAATCTACCAGCGACGGGTGAACTTCGCCGTAACTGGTTTGGCTAGTGGAAACCATTTCGAGTTGTTCACTATGGACACTGGAGATGTAGTTGTTGGGGGTACTGT